GCTGGCCCCTGGGAGAACGGTGGGAGGTGGACCACATCGTTCCGGTGGCGCGCGGCGGGACGTCGGACCTGTCCAACCTGCGGGCGCTGCACCAGGCCTGTCACCGCCAGGTCCGCGGCCGAAGGGGGGCAGGGGAAAGTCCCTCCGTGGGGCTCCAGGCGCGCGCCGGGGCCGTCGATTTTTCGCGCGGTCACGATGACTCCCCCGTGGAGCCCGGCAGGTGACCTGAGATGGTGGGAACCCGCCAGAAATCTCCGGAATCTCTCGTGGTTCGGAAAACCGGCCGGCTCGCCCGCCGTCTCGAGCCGAGGACACGGCTAGAGGGCTGGCGTCCGCCGCCAGCCCCGGCCGGGCTCGGCCGGGCAGCACGGGCCGCCTGGCGCCGGTTCTGGGAGAGCGACGCGTCGCTCGCTGTGGACGAGTCCGTCGACCTCGTGCTGCTCCGTGAGTGGGCCATGGCGCTCGATGAGCTGGAACGGGCGCGGGCTGCCATCCGCGCCGAGCCGTTCGTGCTGGGCCCGGACGGCATCCCTCGCCCGCACCCGCTGGCTGCGCGCGTCCGGACGCTCGAGCGATATGTGCTGGAGATCGCCGACCGGTTCGGCATGCATCCGCTCGGCCGGTTCCGCCTGCAGCTGACCGGCGCCGAGGCACAGCGGTCAGTCCGGGCGCTCGCCCGTGAGGCCGCAGCGGCCACTGACATCATCGACCTGGAGGCGCTCGATGGCTGAGCGGCCGGCGCCCCGCCGTGTGCGCAGCGGCGACCGGGAGTTCTGGTCGACCGGGTGGCACGTCATCGCTTGGATCCAGGAGTGGCTCGTGTTCACGAATGGCCGCTGGCTCGGTCGACCGTTCCGCCTGATGCCGTGGCAGCAGCGGCTCTTGCATGAGCTGTTCGAGGTCGACCAGGACACCGGCCGACGGGTGTACCGTTCAGCCCTCATCGGCATGCCGCGAAAGGCGGGGAAGACGGAACTCGCCGCGGCGCTCGCCTGCTATCTTGCCTGGGCCGACGGCGAGCCGGCCGCCGAGGTCTACTGCGCCGCCGCGTCGGAGCGACAGGCTGACCGTGTGTTCGAGGCGGTGCGGCGGATGTGCGAGCTCGGCCCGCTCCGCGAGCACGTCGTGCTGCCAGGTCCGCGGGTCACGCAGCCGCGCATCGCTCTCCGCGATGACCCGTACTCGTTCATCCAGCGGCTGTCATCGCGCGGGAGCACAGCGCACGGGCTCAACGCGCACGCCGTCATCCTCGACGAGCTCCACGCCTGGGGCCGCGGCGAGGCGGAGGAGCTCTGGGCTGCGCTGGTGACCGCGTCCGCGGCCCGCGAGCAGCCGCTCCAGCTGGCCATCACAACCGCCGGCTGGGACCTGGAGTCCCGGTGCGGCCAGCTGTACCGCCTCGGGCGTGAGATCGAGGCCGGCGCTCGCCCGCACAACGGCCTGTTCTTCCGCTGGTGGCAGGCGCCTCCGCACCTCGACTACCGCTCGCCCGAGGCATGGCGGCTGGCCTCGCCGAGCTACGGCATCATCGTCGATGAGGGGTTCTACGCTTCGCAGCTGCATATCCCAGAGTCGCAGTTCCGGCGCCTCTATCTGAACCAGTGGACCGCGGCGCAGGATGCCTGGGTGCGCACCGAGGAATGGGATGCCTGCGAGGTGCCCGGGTGCGCGCTCCAGCCGGGGCTGCCGACGTACGTCGGCTGGGACGCGTCGACGGAGCGTGACGCGACCGCCGTCGTTGCCGGCCAATGGCAGGAGGTGCACGGTGAGCGCCGGTTTGCGATCGTGCCGCGCGTGTGGGAGCGGCCGCTGGCGCCGGACGGTTCGCCGCTCCCCGGCTGGCGGGTGCCGCAGGATGAGGTCATCGCCTACGTCGAGCAGCTCGCCGAGGAGCATGATGTCCGTGGCATCGCGTTCGACCCCGCGTTCCTCGCCTGGGTGACTGCCGAGCTCGAGGCACGCGGGCTCCCGATGGTGAAATGGCCTCAGACGACGAGCCGGATGGCGCCGGCGACCCAGGCCGCCTACGAGCTCATCACGTCCGGGCTGCTCGCGCATCCCGGCGACCACGCGCTGACGTCGCACGTGATGGCGTCGGCCGCCAAGCAGCTGCCGATGGGCGGCATCCGCATCGTGAAGGGCCATGAGGCCTCCCGCATCGATGCCGCGGTCGCGATGGTCATGGCGATCGGGCTGATGCGCGACCTCGAGCGCTCCAGGTCATCCTCGGATGACGAAATCTCCATCTACATCCCTGCTGGCGAGGCGCTAGGATGAGGGCAGCCATGGCCAGGGTGGCGGCGGTGGTGCTGGAGGCGGCCGGCCTGGCGCTCATCGCTGCCGGTGCATGGCTGGCGTGGGAGCCGCTCGGTCTCATTGCCGGGGGCCTTGCGCTTCTGAATTTCGCCTATGGAGGTCGGCGACGATGAGCTGGTTGCGAGGTCTGATTGAGCGAGGTGGTAGGGGCGCACCGCCGGAAGCCGGCGGCCCGGGAAGCGGATGGCTGCCGACTGCACTCGGGAGCGCGCTGACGGGCGCACTCGGCGGCCTGGTGGAGGCCGGCGTCACGGTCGAGCGCGACCGGGCGCTCGGGCAGACGGCGTTTTGGCGGGCGGTGCAGATCATCGCGTCAGCGGTCGGCACGCTGCCGCTCGGGGTCTACCGCGCCGCGGGCGCCGGCCAGTGGGTGGAGGAGCGACCTCCGCGCCTGCGGGCCATCTGGGGACGGCCCAATCCGGAGGTCCCCAAGAGTGTGTTCTGGACGACGGCCGTCATGCACGCAGTGGCCACCGGCAATTGCTTCATCTACGTGGTCGATGCAGCTGGTTGGGAGAGGCGCACGCCCGGCGAGCTCTGGCTGATCGAGCCGTCGCGTGTCCGGGTGGGCCGCGATGAGCGCGGCAACAAGGTCTACGTCATCGACGGCGACTACAGCCGCCCGCGGCGGGACTGGGTTGTTGGCGGCGACATCGTCCACATCCCCGGCCCGACCTGGGATGGGCTCGTCGGCCTGTCGCCGCTGCTCGTCCACGCCCGGGCGCTCGGCCTGAGCATCGCCGCTGAGATGTATGCGGCGCGAGTGCTGCAGAACGGCTCGGCGCCCGGTGGTTACCTGTCGACTGACCAGCCGCTGACCCGTGAGCAGGCGGCGCAGCTGGCGGCCGACTGGGAGGCGCTCCATCGCGGGCCAGAGAACGCCGGCCGCGTCGCGGTCCTCGGGCGCGGGGCCCGCTGGCTCTCCGTCGGGCTCTCGCCGGCTGATGCGCAGCTGCTGGCGACTCGCGAGTACCAGGTGGCGGAGATTGCGCGGATGTTCGGGGTGCCGCTCTGGCTGCTCGATGCGCACGCCAAGGACACGAGCTGGGGCAGCGGGCTCGAGGAACAGAACCGCGCGTTTCTGTCCTATACGTTGGTTGGCTGGATCAGGCGGTTCGAGGAGACCATCACCGACGAGCTCATCCCGCAGGAGGAGCTGGTATGCCGCATGGACACCTCCGCGCTGACGCGCGGCAAGCTTGCGGACCAGGTGAGCGCGGCCCGCGCGCTGGTGCAGGCTGGGTACGACCCGGCGGACGTCCTCGCGGTCGTCGGCCTGCCGCCGATCCGGCATACCGGTCGGCCGCCGGTCGGGGCGACGGACGCGCCGCTCCCGGGAGAGCAGGGAGCGGCTCCGATTCCGGACCAGGAGGCCCCGCTCCCGGCATGAGCGGGCAGCTCCGCTGCGCCGTCTGCAACAAGCTGCTGGCCGAGCGCGCGCCGGCTGGCACCGTCATCCGCTGCCCGCGCTGCAAGGCGGTCAACGAGCGCTGACTGCGCAATGGTGTTGACATCTGAGCATTTGATGCGCTAGAAAGAGCGCAGTGGCCCATGTGCCCGCACTCCTCCGTGGGAGGTCTGCGCGCACATGGGCCTCTTGCTTATCGGCGAAGTCCGGGGCATCGACTCGGCCCAGCGGCGCGTCCAGGCGGTGATTTCGACCGCCGACGTGGCCCGCGACGGCGCCATCATCGAGCCCCGCGGCTGGCGGTTCGAGGCATACGACCGGAACCCCGTCGTCCTCTGGAATCACGACACGGCACAGCTGCCCATCGCGCGCGCCGTCCCCGGTGAGCGGGTCGTCACAGACCGCGAGGTCATCGACACGCACGAGTTCGCCCGCCATCCCCAGGCCGACCTCGTCTGGGAGCTGGTCGCCGGCGGGTTTGTCCACGCAACGAGCGTGCGTTGGCTGCCGGGTGAGACCGAGATGCGCACGGTCGACGGCCGGCCGGTGCTCGTCTTCACCCGCGGCCATGAGCTCCTCGAGGTCTCATATGTCACCGTCCCGGCCGACCCCGGCGCCCTGGTGGTCAGGGCAGACGGCTCGCCGCTGTTCGGCCGCGATGCGGACGGCAACCTGCGCATCTCCTGGCCCGTCGATGCGGACCAGGTGCGACATATCGGCGGCCAGCGTGCCGCCAGGCGCATCCGCGAGGTCGCGGAGGCGTTCAAGCAGCTGAAGGTGGAGGTAATCCCATGACTGAGCAGACTGCCCCCGCTGCGGGTGCGCTCGACGACCTCGGCGCCGCCCTGGCCGACCTGGTCGCCGCGACCCGTGAGCACGACGAGGCGATCGTCGGTGAGCTCCGCCGGCTGGCTGACCGGCTGGAGCAGCCGCCGGCGCCGGCTCCCGCGCCCCAGCGCGACCCGTCGCTCCTGCCCGGCGGCATCCCGCACATCGAGATGCGCGACCGGTTCGTCGCGCGCTGGTGGGACGACAGGCTGACGAAGAGCGAGAACGAGCGCCGGATCCGCGGCTACTTCGAGCTCGCCCGGATGCTGATGGATGGTGCCCGCCAGCTTCGTGTGGGGCCGATCGACATCCGGCCGAGCGAGGAGTTCGAGGCTGCCTGGCGGCACTGGGTGTTCGAGCGCGGTCCTCGCGTCGAGGTCGTGACCGAGGCAGTGAGCGACTCCATGGAGCGGGCGCCGCGCACCCGCACGATGGACACCGGCGAGTCCGGCTACGGTCAGCAGCTCGTCGGTGCCCAGTACGTCTCGGAGCTGTGGGCTGCAGCCAGGCGCCGGGACGGTCTGCTCGACGCCATCCCGACGCTCCAGATGGCTGCCCCGACCGTGTACGTCCCGGTCGACGGCGGCCTGCCGCAGATGTTCTTCGTCGACGAGAACGGCGGCGACAGCCCGACGCCGTACCCGGACACGAAAACCGGGTCGAACCGGGTGATGCTTACGGCGCGGAAGTTCACCATCCAGCAGCGCTGGACGGCCGAGCTGCAGGAGGACTCGATCATCGCGTTCGTGCCGTTCCTGCAGGACAAGCTCGCTGAGAGTGCAGCCCTGCACATCGGCTCGGCCATCCTCAACGGCGACACGACCGTCGCGGCGACCGGGAACATCAACAGCGACGACGCCACGCCGCCTGCCAACCGCCACTACCTGGCGTGGGACGGCATCCGGCACTACTGGCTCGTCGACGATCCAGCGAACGGCATTGACGGCGGCGGGAACAACCCCACCGCGGCAGGCATCATCGGCGCGCGGATGCGGATGGCTGGCGCCGGCAATTCGGTCGGCACGCTCGACAACATCGACTGGGCGACGGACCCGGCGAACCTCCGCATCGTCTGCAACCCCGGCGTGTACAGCCGGCTCCTCATGCTGCCCGAGGTCGTGACGCTCGAGAAGTACGGCGCCTCCGCCACGATCGTGACCGGAGAGCTCGGCCGCATCTTCGGCATCCCGATCATCGCCCCGGCGTACTGCACCAAGACCGAGGCTGACGGGAAGCTGAGCGCCACCCCGGCAAACAACACGCTCGGGCAGCTGAGTGTCGTCAACGTGCGCGGCTGGCTGCGCGGCATCTACCGACCGGTGCAGCTCTTCTTCGACCGGGTGCAGCGCACCGACACGTTCCTCGTCGAGCTCTACACCCGCCAGGCGCTCGTCCGCTGGGGCGGCGACGTCGCGGCGGGCATCCGCAACCTGGCGAGCGACTAGCGATGCGGCGGTTGCGCGTCCTGTCCGACTACTCCGCTGGCGCCCTCAGCTGGCGCGCCGGCGAGGTCATCGAGGTCGCCGACCTCGTGGCCGACCACCTGCTGCGCGATTCCCCCGGCTCCTTTGCCCCGGCCGAGGAGGCGGGCGACGGTGAACCTCCCCGCACCGTCACCCGCCCTGCGCCGGCCGGGCGGAAGCGCGGAGGAGGTGCCTGATGCGCTGGGCGGCGGTGTCAGCGTGGGATGTGCTCGGCATCCGGGCTGCGCAGGCCTCGGCGTCCGAGGTCGAACAGGCTCTGCTCGCCATCGAGGGTGTGTCCGGTGCATGCGAGCGCATCCTCGAGCGGGCCATAGTCCCCCGTCGCGCTGCGGTCATCCACACCGCCCGCCGCGGGCGCTGCGAGTTCCGGGGTAGCCGCGATTACCGCTGGCATGAGCTGCTCAGTCTCGAGCAGGTGCGTGTCGACCGTGACGGCGACGGCGTGCCGGAAACGGCGGAGCCATCGGTCATTCTAGCCGGGCAGCCGCCGTACCGCTCGCTCGGGCTGCCTGGCGGCTACACCGGGCCGGTCGAGGTCACAGGATGGTGGGGGATGGCCGACGAGCGCGAGCCGGCAGGCACTCTGGCTGCTGCGGCAGCGGCCGATGCTGCTGTCCTGTCGCTGTCACCCGGCCACCGCGTCCGGCCCGGTAACACGCTCGTCATCGGGCCTGAGCGGTGCTACGTGACCGCGGTGTCCGGCAACAGTGCCACAGTGCTCCGTGGTCAGCGCGGCACGGATGCTGCGCCGCATTCTGCCGGCGCGCCGGTCGAGGTCGAGCGGGTCGAGCCGGCGATTGCGATGGCGTGCCAGGTCGAGGCGGTCAGGCTGCTGCGCGACGGCATCAGCGGGTACGCCTCGGCGGTCGGCCCGACGGACCTGTCGCTGACGGTATCTGGGCTCTACCCGGCCATCGTCGACCTGCGCCGGACCTATCACCCGACGGGAGCGGTGGCCGTATGAGCGGGCAGATTGTTGCAGTGTCGCCCAAGGCGGCAAAGCCCAGTGGGACTGCATCCATTCGGATACAGGTTCAGGGCATCAACAGGCTCAACAGGGCGCTCAGCGTGCTCGGCGAGACTGATGCGCCCTACTTGCGGGAGGCGCTCGAGCAGGTCGGGCGCATGCTCGCCGGCGAAATCCGGGCGCGCGGGCGTCCGAGCATCGTGGCGCGCATCGAGCAGGGTCCGATCCGCGGGAGCGGCGCCGGAATCCGGCTGCCGATGGCTGTGGTGCACCCGGCGGCGGCCACGTTGGAGTTCGGGCGGCAGTGGTGGTATCGCGGCAAGGGAGACGGCCGGATCGGCAATAACCGGCCGGGCTCCAAGCGCCGGAAGGGCGTCTTCCGGCGCTACGGCGAGCGCATCAAGTACCACCCGGGGATGCCGGCACGGCCGTATGTGGGCATCGTGCACGGCGACCAGGCCATCGGGGCCATCCAGCCCGAAGCACGGCGCCTCATTGAGGAGGCGATTGAGCGCGAGTGGGCTCGCATCGCAGCGGAGGGGGCGGACGATGCAGCGTGACGTCATCGCTCTCGTCGCGGACGCCGTCCAGGCCGCTGGCATTGTCCAGGTCTATGGCTACGGGTTGCCGGCACCCCGGTCGCTGCCGCCGGTGCTGCCGTCCGGCGGCGTGAGCGCGGTCGTGATGCCGGGGGCAACGGTCGACCTGTCGCTACTCGGCGGCGCGCTGCGCCACACCTACGAGGTCGAGGTGCGTCTGATGGTGCCGCTCGGGGATGTCGGCGCGTCCTCACAGGTTGCCCTGCCGCTGCCCGATGAGGTGCTCGAGGCGTGTATCGAGCGGCTGACATCCGCATCGGGCACGTACAACGGGCTCCGGCCTGCTCGCATCTCGGCGCCGGCGACGGCCGACTACGGCGGCGCCGAGTACCTGCAGCACACGCTTGTGCTCGAGGTCTCCGAGCACCGACTCATCACTGCTGGAGTTGGGCCATGACGAAGCTCACCTACGTTGGGCCGGCGCCCGGCGGCGGGATTCTGCCGCTCCCGGAGGGTTGGCCGCCGTTCGACCACGAGGAGCCTGACACGCGGGCAGCCGCCCTGAAGGTGCAATCCGGCTTTTATCGCGCTGAGGGCGCAGACGATGGGAACGATCAGACATCTGCCCGGCGCCGCGCCGCCAGGGAAAAGGAGGATTAACCGATGCCTACGGCACTCCAGGCACTGCGTCGGCTTCAGCTCGGGCGCGAGACGACGGCGGGCACAGTGGTGCCGGCAACCGTCGCCATCCCGGCGATGTGGGAGCAGGACGAGCAGGTCAACGTTGGCCGGCTCAAGGGCATCACAGGCTATCGGATCGCTCCCGCGAACGGTCCGATCGTCAGCCGGGCATTCGGGCTCAAGGTTGACACCGAACTCACGGCGGAGGAGATCCTCTGGCCGCTCCTCACCGGGCTGGCGAACGTGACGCCGAGCGGATCAGGCCCGGCGTACACATGGACGTTCTCGCCGGCGCTCGGTGGCCACGCTAACGTGGCGACGGCCACAGCTGAGTGCGTCAAGACGGATGGGGCGACCAACCACTACGTCGCCATTGTTCCGTATTGCTTCACGCAGAAGTTCTCCATCGAGTGGAATGCCTCGGACATTGCGGCGCTCAAGTGGGAGATGGCCGGCCGGGCACGCCAGGGTGGCGCACCGACAGCTGGCATCAACCCCTACGCCTCCCGCGAGCCGCTCGTCGGCGGGCTGGCGCGGGTGTATCTCGACAGCAGCTGGGCGTCCCTCGGCACGACCCAGCTCTCCGGGGTCGTCCGGAGCGGCACGCTCGAGGTGACCACCGGCCTTGTCCCGGTGCAGACAGTTGACGGGCGCGCCGACCTGGATTTCACCAAGCACAGTTCAGGCGAGCTGGAGGCCTCGCTCGAGCTGGTCCTCGAGCTGGACGCAACCGGCTCGGCCCAGTACCAGCGCTACCGGGACAACGGGACCGCGTTCATCCGTGTGCGGTTTGAGGGCACGGCCATCGGCGGCCAGCCGCGCTACATCCAGGTCGACGGCTACTGGCAGGTCGACGGCCAGCCGACGTCGTCGGTCGACGGGCAGCAGGAACTCGTCGGCGTCAAGTTCCGGCTCGTCCGGGATACGGTCAGCGGCAATGCGCTGGTGGTGACAGTCCGCAACGGTCTGCAGGCGGTGTAGCCATGCCACTCATCGACCCAACCCGCACGGTCCGCATCGACCTCCCAACTCCCGGAGAGTGGGTGGAGGTCCGCGAACAGCTGTCCAAGGGCGATGAGGTGCGGGCGCAGAAGGCTGCGCTTCGTGGCGACCCGGTGATCGGACCTGACGGCATCGTCCGCGAGGTTCCGCTCGACCTCGAGGCAGCGCAGTATGCGACGCTCGAGCTCGCCATTGTCGCGTGGAGCTTTCCCGACCCCGTGACGCCGGAGAACATCCGCCGGCTCGACCCGGACAGCCATGACTACCTGGTCGAGCGGCTGAATCACCTCTACCGGCGCCGGACGCCGGAGGAAACAAAAAACTCGTCCGCCGCCTCGCCGACGCTCTCCTGAGCGGGCGGGGCGCGGTGCCGGAGGAGATCGCCTGGGTGGCAGTGATGGACCGGGTCGGCGGCTACCTCGACTACCTCGCGCTGGAGATGCGTGCGCGCGACTACGACGACATCCTGACGTGGATGCTCGCTGAGGCTGAGGCACGCCGCATCCAGCGCCTGCGGGAGGGCGGCTGATGTCCGGCGCCGCCAAGCTGACGTTCGCCATCAAGGCGGTCAATGAGGCCTCGGCCGTGCTGCGCGAGGTGAAGGCTGATCTCAGTGCGGTGCAGGCCGAGGCCGAGCAGTCGAGCGGCCGACTCGGCATTCTCGGTGGGGCGCTCAGCGGCCTCGGCAATTCGATGATGACCGTCGGCAAGGTCGCCGGTGCAGCGATGCTGGGCGGAATCGCAGCCGCCGGCGCCGGCCTGGCCAGTGCCCTCAAAGCGAGCGCGGATTTCGAGCGGGGTCTCAACATCGTCGCGTCCGTCGCCCAGGCCACCGGCTCAGAGCTCGCCCAGCTCAAGCGCACCGCGCTCGAACTGGGCGAATCGACTGCATTCAGTTCGAGCCAGGTGCTGCAGGCGATGGAGGTCCTGGCTGCCAATGGTATCTCCACGTCGGACATCATCCACGGAGCGGCCAGGGCCGCGCTCGACCTCGCCGCCGCAGGCTCGACGAGCCTCGTGCAGGCGGCCGACACCGTCTCGACCGCCATGGCGGTCTGGAACCTGACCACCGAGGACCTCACCGACACGGTCAACCGGCTGGCCGGCGCCGCGAACGTGAGCCGGTTCGGCGTCGAGGACATGGCGCTGGCTATCGCCCAGGGCGGCGGCGCTGCGGCCGCATCTGGCGTGAATTTCAGGGACTTTTCTGCCGCAATTGCTGCTATCGCGCCATTGTTTAGCAGCGGTTCTGACGCCGGTACGTCATTCAAGACGTTCCTGCAGCGGCTCGTACCCGACACAAAGAGCGCGCAAGAGGCATTCCTCGAGCTCGGTCTCATCACAGCTGACGGCGCAAACAAGTTCTTCGATGCCTCCGGCAAGATGAAATCGATGGCGGAAATCGCCGGAATTCTCAACGAAGCACTCAACAAACTGTCTGACAAAGACCGCACAAGACTCCTCGCCAATGCATTCGGCACTGACGCGATGAGAACTGCGATTGGCTTGTCACGCATGACGCGCGAGGAGTTCGAGGCGCTTCAGACGGCGATGGGCGAGGCATCCGCGGCTGAAATCGGCGCCCAGAGGATGAAGGGCTTCTCCGGGGCAATGGAGCAGCTGAAGGGCGCCGTCGAGACGGCGCGCATCGAGATCGGCGACCGCCTCAACCCGGTGGCGACTGCGCTGGCGCAGCGCCTGGCCGAGCTCGTCCCCGTCCTCAAGGACAGGCTCCTCGCGGCGATGGACTGGTTCGCCCGGGAGGTCGTGCCGCGGGTGCAGGAGGCGCTGGCCCAGCTCCGGTCGGCGTGGGAGCGGATCGAGGAGCCGGTCATGCGGTTCCTGCGCTCCAAGGAGGCGCTCAACATCGGGCTGGGCCTGCTGGCTGCGGTGCTGATGTCGGTCGCCGTCGCCGCGGGCGCTGCTGCTGCGGGGATGATCGCGGCGGTCGCGCCGATCGCTGCGATCGGGCTCGCCATCGGCGGGCTGCTCATCGTCGCCGAAAAACTCGGGGTCGACTGGGGAGCGGTCTGGGAGCGGGTCAGGGCCGTGGCCAGCCAGGCCGCAGACTGGATCCGAACGGCCATCGAGGGGATCGCGAGCGTGGCCGGCATGGTGCGCGAGCACTGGGGGCAGATCAGCGGCGCCATCTCGGAGGCGTTCGGCGCCGTCCGCAGCGCGGTCGAGTCAGTGCTGGGGCCGGTGCTCAGCTGGCTGAGCGAGCAGATCACGTGGCTGCGCGGCTGGTGGCGCGAGAACTGGGACGAGATCCGGACCGTGGCGACGGCGGTGTGGGGCGGCATCCGCGCAGCCGTCGAGACGGCTGCGCAGACAATCGGGCAGATCGTCGAGGGGGTCGTGCGGTTCCTGGTCGGGGCCTGGCGGGCGGTCGGCGACGACATCCTCGCGAATGTGCGCGCCACGTGGCGGCTCATCGCCGCCGCGGTGGAGTTCGCTCTCCGCAACATGATGCTGACCATCCAGCTGGTGCTCAACCTCATCACCGGTGACTGGGGTGAGGCGTGGGACACCATCAAACAAATGTTCCAGAATTTCATCGATTTCCTGAAATCTGCGGGCTCGGCATTGCTCGACATCGGTAAGTCCGTCCTGACAGGCTTCCGTGACGGATTGTTGGCAGTCTGGGACAACCTCATCTGGCCGTGGCTGAGCGGACTTGGGCAGAAAATTGTCGACCAGTTCCGCGGTATGATTGGACGCATGACTGATGCTGGACGCGACCTCATCCAGGGCCTGTGGGACGGGGCCAAAGGCGTCTGGGAGTCTGTCCTCAGCTGGGCTGGCGGATGGATGAGGGAGTTCCTCGACGCGGTTGGCGACATGGCTAACTGGCTGGTCGACAAGGCCGAGCGGATGATGTCGGAGTTCTGGGAGCGTCAGAAGCGCGGGTGGAGCCGCATTCTCGGCTGGGTCGGCGGATGGATGGGGGAGTTCCTCCGTGCGATTGGCAACGCAGCACAGTGGCTGGTCGACATCGGGCGGCAGATCATCGATGGGCTGTGGACAGGCCTCAAACAAAAGTGGGAGGACGTCTCCGGCTGGCTTAGCGGTCTCGGCGACAAAATCAAGTCGCTCAAGGGCCCGCCAGAAAAGGACCGCGTGCTGCTCTACCAGATCGGCGAGATGATCATGACCGGCCTGGGCGAGGGCATGTTTGAGGGGTGGGAGAAGGATGTCGTCAAGAGGATCGCGGAGATCGGCCGCGGATTGCTGCGCAATTATCAGGACGTCGCAGAGCAAGCCAAGGCGGCCGGCATCCCTGACTGGCGCAATCTCGGAGAGGTGCTGACACAGGCACTCGCAGACGGGCTGTTCGACAGGTTCACGAAAACCAAGCCATTACTTGAGCAAATCGCAAAAGAATTGGTGTCACTCGCCGAGGACACGGCGACCAGGGTGTCAGACGCCGTTGGCAAGGCTGGGGATGCGATCGCCAATGCAGGCTCCGCGGGCGGGGAGGTCGTCAAGGCCGAGCCGGCGCCTCCTCCGCCGCCGACCGGCGCATTTGGCAAGCCGCTTGTGTGGGTCGAGTCGCTCAAAGCGTGGGTCGAGAGCTGGATGGCGCCGGGCCTGCAGGGGATGAGCCCGGCCGACTGGGCGCGGAGCATGACGCCGCAGCCGTGGGGCGGCCCTGCGCCCAGCGCGCAGCC